CCGGAGATAGAGTAGTGGGTGATACTGCTTCAGTATCCTCAATAGAGAATCCAAACAATTTTGCCATAATCAAATTCTAATTTATTTCTACTATTTAGTAGTTAAATTTAAGGAGTAGTAGAGGTATTTGATTTTCCATATGGAGCCCAGTATTGAACCTGGAATTCTACGGTAAATTCTTCAATTGCATCTGCAGTATCATATGATAAATCAATTGCAGAAACATTTGTTGGAAAAATGTCATAAAATGTATAACTTTTAGCAACAGAAAGTCCGGTAGTTCCTGTTGTTGCTTGATCAGAAACCTTTCTTGTGAGTTGATCTACCTGTGCATTTATCATATAAGATCCAGGAGCAGTAACTCCACTACCATCCTGATACTGACCAATAAGTTGCATCCACTCTTCCATTGCAGTTCTAATTTGGAAATCAGTATCATTAATTACAGTAATCTGCCAGGTGTCAAATGTTCTTTCTCCTGCTACCTTAAAAATTCTTCCTCTAAATGGAATATCAACATTTGCAATATTTGATGCAGGAAGAGCTGCAGATTTGCACAATATGTTAAAATCTTTATCAAAAGATGATGGTTTGGTATATCCAGGAATAGTTGGAAGAGTTAATGATACTTGAAATAGATTGGCGCGAGCTCCGCCACCTTTGAGTGTTGATTTAAAATCTGAAAGACTGTGTGCCATTTGTGGATTCTCCTTTTAATTTATTTATTTTAAATCAAACAGTACCAGCAACTTCTTCAAAACTTATACCTGTGCGAGTTGCAACAAAGGTAAGAGTGACGTAGTTGATTGACTTGGTTGGTTTCAGGTAAATATCAGCACGGAATTCATTATTATCAATCACATCAGGAGTGTTATTTGTGGTATCGCAAACAACGAGGAATCCATAAAGACCTCTCTTTGCTTCAACATCACGAAGATATGGTTCAACAATGTTTCTGAAGTTTGCTCTAGTCAGTTCGTCATTGAGTTCAAAGAGTTGAGCATTTGCTGCTCTTTGAAGTGCTTGTTCAATTGTAAGGAACAGACGACGAACGTTAATGCGATCAAATGCGGATGCATATCCAAGAGCAGTCTTATCTCCAAAGAGAAGAGTACCAACTCCAGGTTGAGTAACAATAGAATTAACTCTTAATGGATAGAGTTGATCTCTTTGATCCTTGGAAGGATTGTATGCAAGTTTGATTGCATTATTCAGGATCCCCCTCTGTTGTCCTGCAGGGGAGAACCAAGGATATGAGGTAATGTTTGTTCTGCACATTAAACCTGCAATATCAGCATTGCAAGGAACATAACGGAACAGATTATTGAATCTATCATAGGTGTACTTATATCCACTATCAAAGACCGCATAAGATGATGAAGAAAGTGAACTGAAGAATCTAATCAAGTTAGTTGTCTGCGTAGTAGTGTTGGTAATATTTACCAAGTTTGCCCTATGAGGACCAACCACTGCCATACAATCTCTTCTCAATTCTGCAATTGAGATTAGACTATTTGCTTTTGCTTGTGAATCGGACTCATTGGTTAAACCAGGACCCATAATCAAATAATCAACAGCAACATTATCCTTATTATTAAAGAGATTATATGAATTTGTTAAATCACCAAGTGCAGCTGTCATTCCACCAGAAGCAGAATAATCAACACCACCAGTTAAAGTATAAGTTTTGTTACCGATTGCATTGAAGATAACACCTTGTGCATTTTGTCCCCAAATTCCACCACCAGATGTTACTGGAGTAAATGAAGTAGAGAATGCAACTGCTCTTGGCGAAGTTCCCCAGAAAGCATCAGCAGCACTGGATGCATTATATCCTGCGTAGATTTGTGATGAGAAATCTGCAATATAATTCTTGTACCAGATTTTTTGTGGTGAATTGACTGCAGAAATTGCATCAAGTGCCTTGGAAAGGCCTACGTGCTTCTCAATGATTGAACCTTGAATTCCGGTGATTGTACCGAAATCATCAACAACGGCAATATTGATACCATCTCCTTCTCCACCTCTTGCAGCAGTGTAACTTGTAGTTACTGGTTTTGGTGCAATAGATTTCCAATAAACAGTGCTATTAGTCAGACCAAGAGTTTGTTGATCGTAC